ACCCATGTGAATTTTGATGATGCAAAGGAAGAAGTATATCGGATAGCGAATAGTTAAAAAATCCCGTTGGTAAGGACGCTTGCTTTACCAACGGATTTACCAAGATTGCAGGGAAAAACATAAGAAAATACGAGAAGATTTGAGAAGATACCTTGAAAATAAAGGAAAACTCAAAAGTCGGAAAACCCTGAAATATCAAGCGTTTGAGAAGAAATACTGGACTTAAATGGAGATATAAAAAGATGATTAAAGTACTATTTATTTGCCACGGCAACATCTGCCGTATCGTGTACAAACGGAAAGTGGATATGAGGTTGAATTTAATATAGCGGCATAATAAATTTAATGGTTTTTATATAGGTTTTGTCTAATATCTCAATACCTCCTTAGTTATTACTTAAAAATAGCTAAGGAGGTTTTTTTATGATAAGACTTGAGAAACTTGAGAAAGGTACTTACTTTGAGGATGCTTTCAAGGTATCTTTCAGATATGATCCTGAGACAGTGGAGAAGATTAAGAAACTGGCATACAGGAGATACTTACCTGAGGATAGAGCATGGGAGATCCCGGCAAGTGAGCTTGTACACCTTGTAGATATTATGGGAGTTGAAAATATCAATATAGACTCCAGATACTTAGAGGGCATTATTAAAAAAGAGGCTGGAGTAGCCGCTAAAACGTCTGAGGGCGTGAAAGAGCGGCTTAAAGGTATTAAGCCTATAATTGCATACCCTTTTAAAACAAAGCCGTTTCCTCATCAAATAGAGGCGTTTAACGTGGGAAATAAGTGTACGGATTTACTTTTAGCAGACGATCAGGGACTGGGTAAGACAAAAGAGAGCATTGATATTGCAGTTTCCAGAAAAGAGGAGATAGGAAAATGTTTAATTGTCTGTGGGGTAAACTCCGTAAAATATAACTGGAGTGAGGAGATTAAAATACATTCAGATGAGAGCTCTATAGTGATAGACGGTAAGACAGTAGATAAAAGACTTTCTCAGATCCGGGAGTGGATCTACGGCAATGCTTATTTTGGTATTATTAACATTGAGAGTCTGAGAAATGAGAAAATCATGGATCTTATTTATGATAGTTGTAAAAATGAAATAATAGGGGCTGTGATTGTGGATGAGATCCATAAGGCTAAAAATGGTATGTGCTCTCAGGGGAGATCTGTAAGAAATCTTAATTGTAAAGTCAGGATAGGGCTTTCAGGTACTCCTATGAATAAAGCTGAGGATCTTTGGAATATCCTTACATGGCTGAGAGTAGAAAAAAGATCTTTCTACAGTTTTAGAAACCGTTATTGTATTATGGGAGGTTACGGGGGATATAAAGTAGTAGGACATAAAAACCTTGATGAGCTCAATGAGGAGCTTAATAAGGTGATGCTGAGAAGAAAGAAAGAGGAGGTACTGGATCTTCCACCTAAGCTTTATAAGACGGAATTTATTGAGCTTACCCGGAAACAACAGCTACTCTATAAAGAGATTAAACAGGGAATTGTAGAAAATCTTGAGAGTATCATGGAGATCCCTAACCCTCTGAGCTGTACTGTAAGGTTAAGACAGCTTACAGGTGGACTCTTTGGGGATGATAACCCTAAGCTGGATCGTATTAAAGACATACTGGAGGAAATCACTGAGAGCGGACATAAAGCCATTATTTTTTCTCAATGGGAGAAAGTTACTGAGGTGTATAGAAATGCTCTAAAAGAGTATAATCCGGCTTACATTGTAGGAGATGTAGAAGTTGAGGACAGACAGAAAGAGGTTTATAGGTTCCAGAATGATTTTGAGTGCAAAGTGGCTATAGGAACTATTGGAGCTATGGGAACGGGCTTCACAATGAATAAAGCCAGCTATGTATTTTTTGTAGATAAAAAATACTGGGAGGCTGAGAACAGACAGGCAGAGGATAGGGCTCATAGAATTGGTGTAGAGCATACTGTAAACATTATCTCTTTAGTTGCAAAAAATACGATTGATGAGGGTATTGAGGAACTTTTGAGGGAAAATAAGGAGCTCTTTGATAGAGTTATTGAGGGTAAAGGTAGCCGTATAGATATTAAGGCAATCCTTACTAAAATCTTGAAATTGTAGAGGGATTATGCTAAGATATTATACAAAACCTATGTAATGAGGAATAAGTGAGGAATATATTAAAATCATTCTGAGGAGGATTGAGGAATGAAAGTTATAAACGGAGTAATACACTATACAGCTACAGAAGTTTCTCAGCTCTGTAATGTATCTACTCAAACAGTAAAACTGTGGAGTAAAGCCAGTGATAAAAGAGAGGAGGCTGGGGAAGAAAGGTTGATCCCGGCTCCTTATGTAGCTGAGAACGGGTATAAGTTTTGGAGTGAAACTGATACTCATAAAATAATGGAGTATGCCGGACAGTCCCATAAAGATCGCTACGGAAATATGAAGAGAAAAGAGAGTGAATAACTCTCTTTTTTTTTTGTTTGTTTTCACCGTTTACGGATTTTCCGTTTACGGTTTTTCCGTTTACGGAAAATCCACTACAAATAAATAACTAATATATAAATAAATACTCAAATAAAAAAATCTTTCCTACGGAAAGAGGGCAGAGCCCATTTTCTCTTTTATCAATCCTATAAAAACTTTCTTTTCTTTTGTCTAAATTTGATTAGTGGCTTTGTTATTACTCAGTACAAAATAAAAAGAAAGGGGAT